GACGACGCGCGCAAGAACACCCGGGAGTCGGACGGCCCCGAGGAAGTGTTCACCGCCGCGCCGGCCCGGCAGATTTCCAACTACGGCACCGTGAGGAAGTAACATGGCAAACCATCCCTATAATTCGCACCGCGAACAGCAGGTGGCACACCGTCGTGTTGCCACGATCTTAGGTGGCTCGCCCGCTGGCGCGCAGAAGCACGCCAAAGGTCATGCCTTCAGCAAGCTGACCAGCAAGAGCGCGGCTGTGCGCGATGATGAGGTCGCCGGCAAGAGCGCGCCGAAGCGTTACGCGCGCGGCGGCAAGGTCAAGGGCAAAGGCGACACCAACATCGCGATCATTCTTCCCGGCGGCGGGAAAGGTGCACTACCAGACGGTCTGCCGCCGATGGGTGCTGCGCCTCCTATGCCGCCGGGCGGTCCTCCTATGCCGCCGCCTCCGATGGGCGGCGGTATGCCCGGCATGCCTCCCGGTGGTCCACCTCCGGGCATGCCGATGCGCGCGAGCGGCGGTCGCGTTGGCGGCGATGCGACCAAGGCCAACCTCGACAAGTGGAGCAAGCGTGCCTCCGACAACAGTTATTTCCGTGGCGGTGCCGCTACCGGCGTCGGCCGCGAGGAGAAAGCCGCGCACATGAAGAAGCGAAAATGACAGCGATCAGGAGCCAGCATTCGCGCATCTTCGAAAGGCTCATGGCCGAACACCGGCAGCAGGTGCTGGAGTCGTTGGCCATAGGCCACGACACCAGCATGTACATGCGTCTCGTCGGACAGGTTCAGGGCATCGATGACGCGCTGAAGATTTCCGAGCGAGCCGATTTTGAAATCAGTGGAGAGGAACCGGATGCCAGTGCTTAGCGCCAGCAAGATCGAGCAGATCAGTCAGTCCAGCGATCCGCGCGCTGCAATCATCAAGGCCGTGGGCGATTTGAGCGGAGCAAAAGTATGCGCCGATCTTGTGCTGCTTGGGACCTACATCCGCAATGAGAAGACAGCCGGCGGCATCATCCGGCCGCAGGAAGTTCTCAAAGAGGACGAGTATCAGGGCAAGGTCGGTCTGGTTCTTGCGAAAGGGCCGATTGCCTATGCCGACTGGGAAGATGACGCTACTCGCGGACAGATGGCGCAACTTCACACCTGGGTCGTGTACGCGATCAAGGATGCATGGCCGGTGCAGATCAATGGCACCGCCTGCCGCTTCATTCCCTACGACAAGATCAGGATGCAGACTCCCACCCCGCAAATGGTGTTCTGATGCCCAGACTCAAACCGCCGCCGGCCAAGCCGGAAACGCCTGAAATCGAAGAGTACATTGCACCGACCGGTGCGATAGAGATTGATCTGCCCGACGATGAGCCGGGCGAGACGCAGATTGACGTTGCGCCGGCAGCGGCTGCGCCACCTGCGCCAGCGCCCGAACCGCCGGTCGAGGACAATCCGCTGCAGAAGGCGCTCGACGCGCAGAAGCGCGCGGAGGAGATGCAGCGCACCGCGCTGCGCGAGCGCGATGATGCGCTTCGCCAAGCCCGCGAGCACGAGGAGGAGTTGACGCGCGAGCGCGGTGATCGAGAGGACGCGCAATACAATTCGGTGCTGACCTCGATCGCGGCCGAACAGTCCGCGCTCGACAAGGCTGAAGCCGACTATGCCGCGTTTGCCGCCGTAAGCGATTGGGCGTCAGCGAGCAAGGCGCAGCGGGTGATGTCGTCGGCGAGTGCGCGGCTCGATCGCCTCGAAGACGGCAAGCAGGCGTTCGAAAGCAAGCGCGAGACATCGAGGGCCGCACCGCCTGCGGCAGCGACGCCGCCGGCACCGCAAGCCGCGCCGCAGGATTTCGAGCAACGCATCGGACAAATGCCCGAGGTCGCGAAGGGCTGGCTGCGCAAGCATCCGGAATTCATCAACGATGCCGCGATGAACCGGAAGATCGGCGGCGCGCACAATTATCTCGTCGACAACAAGGGTCTTCAGCCGTTCTCTGAAGCCTATTTCGATGCGCTCGATACCGAGTTCGGCTTCAAGGCTGCGCCAGCCGCCGCGCCGCAAGCGCAACCACAACGAAGGAGCATGCCCATGTCGGCCCCGGTTTCACGCGACGTTCCGACCGCTTCCGGTCAGCGGCAGACGTCGACCACGATGACCTTGACCGAGGAAGAGCGCCGGATCGCGCGCACCTCCTATACCGCGAAGGACATGACGGACGCGCAGAAGGAGTACGCCTACGCCAAGAACAAGCAAAAGCTGCATCGGATGCGCGCCAATGGCGAATACCGCATCACATCGGAGCAAAACGGATGAGCGACGAAATCACGACGGAAACCGAAACCAGGCACAAGGGCGGTTGGCCGAAGGGCAAACCGCGTCGCGCAAGAGCACTGCCGGCACATGAAGCCGTGAAGGCGGCGGCGGGTCTTGCGATGTCGCCGCTGATGTCCAAGATGAAATCGCGCCCGAATTGGGAAAGCGATGACTTTGTCGGCGTCGGCATGGATGGCGTCGACCGTCTGCGAATTCCGCCCGACATCATTCAGGCGCTGCATCGGGACGGCGTCGCGCTGCAATGGGTCACGCGATCGGTGCGCGGCCAGGAAACCCCGCAGGAGCTTTCGAAGATGACCCGGGGCGGCTGGACCCCGGTTCACCAATCCGACTTCGACGGCCTGCTCGACGGCATGTTCATGTCCAAGGGCCTCGACGATGTGATCACGGTGGAGGATTGCATGTTGGTGGCGCGTCCGGCTGAAATCCAGGCCAAGGCGCGGCGGGCGGAAAGGCGCGATGCCGGCATGCCGTTGCAGATCGCCGAGGAGCAATTGGGCCACGGCATTCCAAACGTCACCGGCTCCAATCATCCGACAGCGACGCGCGGCAACGCCATCAAGAAGTCGATGGAGCGGGTCGAGATTCCGGAGTGACGACTATGGATAACCTGCTGCAGTTTTTCGCGTATGAACACTTGCCGGTGCACCTGCAAATCGTCAGCAAGCCGTTCGGTGATCTCGCGCGTAATCTGGCGGCGGAGCTTCCGAAGAACCCGGAAAGCACCGTCGCGCTTCGTAAGCTGCTTGAGGCCAAGGATTGCGCGGTCCGCTCGGTGCTGTTCAAGGCTTGATCCCTCTTGTATCCGAACAAGAAATGAGATAACGCTCAATTCATTGGGACCGCGCCGGCCCCAATGACCACCCTCCGCGCGCTGTGGAGGCTCAGGTGATGACCAGGAACGCGATTGTCGCGGCTGGTCGCCATTCAGGAGCCGTCCATGGCAAATACCCTCGCATCGCCCACGATGGGCTTTCAATCTTTCGGCCGTCAGGAAGGCGGGTCGCCGACCGACGGCATGACCCCTTGCTGGATTGCGTCGACCGATCCCGGGCTGTTCTTCCGGGGCGACCCGATCGTGACGTCGAGCAACGGCGGCGCGAACAACTCCGGCAACTACATCACCAGCGTCAACACCAACTCGATCACCACTTCGACGGGCTTTCTGTGCCGGGGCATCTTCCAGGGCTGCTTCCAGTTTCAGCCCGGCGCAGGTCGCGTGGTCTGGAGCAATTCCTATCTCGGGACGGTCTCCGGATCGACCGGTGACGTCAAGGCCTACATCATCGACGACCCCGACACCAATTTCCTGGTGCAGGCGTCGACCAAGGCGACAATCACCTCGTCCTTTATCGGCCTGAACATCGGCATCACCTACAACACCACCACCGGCAATCAGCTTTCCGGCTATTCCAACGTTACCCTGGAATCGACTTCGACCCTCTCCGGCAGCTCCGGTGCGTTCCAGCCATTCCGCATCGTCGATTTCTATTCCGCTTATGCGCCGCCCGGCGTGCCGGCGGTCGGCACCAACGCCTTCATCAACGGCACCGACAACACTACTCCGGCGAACATGTTGATCGTCCGCCTCAACAACTGCGACCGTCTCAATCTGACGGCGCGCAGCTCGTAAGGAGGACACGAAATGCCCGTCGCACTCTCCCAAATCAAGGACCTGTTGCTCCCGGGACTCTGGGGCATCGATGGTCGCTACCCGATGATCGAGCGGCAGTGGCCGCAGATTTTCAAGTCGGTCGACAGCAACATGTCGCTGGAGCGCCGCGCCGCGATGCGCTTCCTCGGCTATGCCCAGATCAAGAACGAAGGCGGCCCGACCGCGACCGACAACAACTCCGGCCAGCGCTTCATCTACAACGCCCAGCACTTTGAAATCGGCCTGATGTACGCGATCACCCGGCCGGCGATCGACGACAATCTGTACAAGGCGGAGTTCGGGCCGAACAATGACGGCCTGATGGAGGCGTTCAAGGAGACCGAGGAGGTCTACTGCGCCAACATCCTGAACACCGCCACCACGTTCAACACGGCGACGCAGGGCGACGGCGTCTCGCTGATCAATACCGCGCATCCGATCGACGGCGGGACGATTGCCAACCAGCCATCGCCGGACGTCAGCTTGAACGAGACCTCGTTGCTCAACTCGGCGATCACGATCCGGTCGACATGGAAGAACAACGCCGGCCTGAAGGTTCACGCTAGGGGCCAGAAGCTGATCGTGCCGGCGAGCCTTGAGCCGATCGCGGCGCGGCTGTTCCGCAGCGAGCTGCGTGTCGGCACCGGCAACAACGACATCAATGCGATCAAGGAAATGGAGCAGTCCTTCAAGGAAGGCTACATGGTCTACGATTACCTGACCTCGGCGTTCGCATGGTTCGTGCTGACCAACGTGCCCGGCCTCGTGCTCTTCAACCGCAAGGCGTTCGAAACCGACATGAGCGTCGAGTTCTCGACCGACAACCTGCTGGTCAAGGGCTATCAGCGTTATGTGCCGAGCTATTACGACTGGCGGCACATCTACGGCACGTTCCCGACCTCGTGATGGTGGAGGAATGAACTCATGACCATCACTGCATTCTCCGGTCCGATCGTCCAGTTCGGCACCACACCGACGTCGTCGGCCGGCACCGGGCTGCTCGGCAACGATATGGAGCACAACTCCCAGCGCGGGCCGATGCTGATCGACCTTGGCGATGCCATGCTCGACCCGCGCGTGGCCTATTGCTATGACCCGGGCGGTGGCGTTACTTCGCAGAGCGTCGGCTTTTACAACAACACCGGCACGGTCGATTTCGTACCGATCACCCTGAACGCCAGCGCGTTCCAGGCGACGGCAACCGGAAGTTCGGGCGTCTCGACCTTCACGTTGGCCGCAGCGTCTTCGGCTGGCGGCACCTTCTCGACGACGATCATCGCACCGGAGACCGGTCTGGCGACCGGAACGCTGATCGCGATCGACTCCACGGCGGCGGTGCTGACCTTCGGCTCCGACAAGAGCATCGCGGTCTGGAACCCTGCGGCCGGTAC